CGGTCCGGCTTTGGGGAGCCGCCTACGTGCAGGGCGACGCATCAGAACCCGCGAGTGTGTCGCCAGCTCGGTCTTGCGGCTTCCCGAACTTTCCGTTCGTCACCCGCGGACTTGTTCCGCGGGTCCACATCGGACGGGTATCACCATGTAACAGCTGGTTGCGCTTGGTTCAAAATTCGTCCTTATTATCAGGCGGTTAACTGCCCATCTTGCTCCATCGTGTATCACCCTGTACTCTCGTTATCCGGGTGTTTTGATCCCCCGGGGTATCACGGGAGCGAGGTGACGATGCGCAAGCTACTGACCGACTTGGGCGTAAGCAAACTGCGGCCGGGGCCCAACCGGGGCGAGGTTGGCGACACGATCGTGCCGGGGTTGTACTTGATCGTGCAGCCGAGCGGCCACAAGAGCTTTGCCGTGCGCGCCCGCATCGCCGGCAAGCTGGTCAAGATCACCCTGGGCAGCTACCCCAGGCTGCCGCTGGAACAAGCCCGGGTTATGGCCCGAGGCAAGCTCGAGCTGATCGCCATGGGCATGGACCCGCGGCTGGTCGATCAGCAGCACCGCCTGGAGCAGGCTCGCCGAGCCCAAAGCACGCTGCGCGCCCTGGCAGAGCAGTGGTGCGACGCGGCGCTGCAGAAGACCCGGCCCAGGAGCTGGCGCGGGGCTTGGCAGGCGCTGGACAACCACGTGCTGGCGCACCTTGGCGACACGCCCATTGCCGACGTGCGCCGCCGCGACCTGCTGGCGCTGTTGGACCGCCTCGACGGCCACCCGGGCGCCCAGCGACACGTCACCTCCTGTCTGGCGCCGCTGTTTCGCTGGGCCGTCGACCGCGAGCTGGTGGAGCACAACGTCGCCGACCGGCTGCCGCGCCCCCGCGCCGGCGTGCGCCACCGGGTGCTGAGCGACGACGAGATCGGCCACGCGTGGGCCGCCTGCGATCTGGTCGGCCCGCCGTACGGGCCCTACGTGCAGCTGCTGCTCCTGACCGCCTGCCGGCGTGGCGAGTTGGCCGGCCTGCGCTGGCCTGAGATCGACGCCGTGCGGCGCGTGCTGACCGTCCCAGCTTGGCGCTGCAAGTCAAACCGCGAGCTGACGGTGCCGCTGTCGCCGCTGGCCCAAAGGGTGCTGGCCGGCGTGCCGCGCTTGTCCGACGGCGACTACGTCTTTTCGCTGAGCGGCGGCCGGATGCCCCTGGGCAGCCAGGGCCGGCTCAAGGACGCCTTCGAGGCGCAACTGCAGGCCCACTGCTCGGCGCAGGGCGTGCCGACGTTCGGCTTTGACCTGCATGACCTACGGCGCACCGTCAGGACCGGCCTGTCGGAACTGAAGGTGCCGCCGCACATTGCCGAGTTCTGCCTGGCCCATGTCGTGAGCGGAGTGCAGAAGCACTACGACAAGTGGTCGTACCTGGACGAGAAGCGCGAAGCGCTGGACGCCTGGGCGGGGAAAGTCGAGCGACTGATCGCGCCGGCGGACAACGTCGTTTCTCTGCGGCGTTCGTGAGTGGTGCGCGGTGTTGCGCGCACAAGGTAGAGCTTTCAGGCACTTGCCCCCTTGCCTCCCGCACAGGCGCGGTGGTGCATAGTGTTGCATGGAAATCAATGGGTTAGCCGCTTGCGCCCACACAGTGCCGGCATGTAACATTCGCGTGTTTCCTGACCCACTTGGGCTGAGAAGGACATGCGATGCGACATGAGCAGGCTGCGGCTGCGCCGGCCGACAGGTTCGTGGGCGAGCGGGAGCGCCGGGAGATCACTGGCGTGCCGAGACAGACGTGGTGGCGGATGGAGCGAGCCGGCCAAGCGCCCGGCCGCCTGCAGGTCACTCCCGGCCGCGTGGGCTGGCGGCTGTCGGAACTGCTGCGCTGGATGGACGAGCGCCCGCGGGTCGCCTCGCGCAACCCGAAGTGCGACGCTGCGGCGGAGCCTCGCAGCCTGCTCCGGGGAGCATGATCCATGCCCCCGCCCAAACGAAACGCCCCGGTGCCGCCCGCCAGCGGCATCCGGGACAGCTTCCATAGCACTCTAGCTTCTCCATTTCGCAGAAATAGGCCCGGCCCGCAACCTCAAATTGGAGACGTTGCGGCATTGTTGGTCGCCGACGCCGACGCCCCGATCGGCGCCAGGGTGGCGGCGGCCTGCCACCTGCACCGGCGGCGGTGGGGCTTGCCCCGCTGGTTGCCCGACGACAGGGCGGTGCAGCAGGCCTACGCCCGACGTCAGGCCGAGGTGGGAGCCGTGGCGGCCGCATACGCCCGCGGCTGGGTGCGGTGAGCGCCAGCCACTGGCCCGTTGAGGACATAGCGCGCGCGCTCCTAGGCGAGCCCAACCGGGCGCTATCGACCCGCCGGCAGCTGCGCTACGGCAGCCACGGGTCGCTGGCCGTCGAGCTGGACGGCGACAAGCGGGGCAGCTGGTACGACCATCAGGAGGGCGTCGGCGGCCCGCTCCTCTCGCTCGTCGAGCGCCGCGTCGGAAGCAACGGCGCCGCAGCCGACTTCCTGCGCCCGTTCGGCATCAAGATCGGCGGCGGCCAGCAGCAAGCGCCCAAGCAGCGCATCGTCACGACCTACCCCTACCACGACGAGGCGGGCAAGCTGCTGTTTCAGGTCGTCCGGCTGGAGTCGAAGAAGTTCTACCAGCGGCGCCCTAATGGCCGAGGCGGCTGGATCGACAGCGTCAAGGGCACCCGGCAGGTGCCCTACAGGCTGCCGGAGATGCTGGCGCGGCCCGAAGGCGCACCGGTGTACGTGGTCGAGGGCGAGAAGGACGCCGACCGGCTGGCCGGGCTGGGGCTGTGCGCCACCACCAACCCCGGCGGGGCAAGCAACGGCAAGAGCAAGTGGCGCGCCGAGCTGAACCCGCACTTTGCCGGCGCCGACGTGGTGGTCCTGCCCGACAACGACGAGGCCGGGCGCAACCACGCCCAGACGGTGGCCGCGAGCCTGCAGCCGGTGGCCGCCAGCGTGCGCGTGGTTGAGCTGCCGGGGCTGCCGCCCAAGGGCGACGTCAGCGACTGGCTCGACGCCGGCGGCGCGGTCGACCGGCTGCAGGCCCTGGCGAACCAAGCGCCGCTGTGGGCACCAGGGTCGGCCGACGGCGACGGCTCCGTGGCGCAGTTGCAGGGCCTGGCAGAGGGGGCGCCGCTGTGGGGGGCATCGGAAGCGCCGCAGGAGCACGCTCAGCCCTGGAAGGTGTCCGCGGCCGACCTGCTGACCATGACGTTCCCGCCGCTCCGCTACGTGGTCGAGGGCTACGTGGTCGAGGGCCTGACCGTCCTCGGCGGTCGGCCGAAGCTCGGCAAGTCATGGCTCGCACTGGACTTCGCCGTTGCCGTCGCCACCGGAGGCCGGGCGCTGGGGTCGATCCGGTGCGAGCGGAGCGACGTGCTGTATCTGGCGCTGGAGGACAACCTGCGCCGGTTGCAGGCGCGGCTGCAGGAGACGCTGGCCGCGACCTATGGCCATCAGGTGCCCGACGTCAGCCGGCTTGAGCTGCGCACTGCGGCCGAGCGGCTCGACGCCGGGCTGATCGAGACACTGGAGGCATGGCGAGCCGAGGTTCCCGACGCCCGGCTGGTCATCATCGACGTGTTCGCCAAGGTGCGGCCGCAGCGCGGCAAGGGCGAGGGCGTCTACGAGTACGACTACCGATGCGCCGAGCCGCTCCAGCAGTGGGCCATCAAGCACGGCGTGGCCGTCGTCGTCATCCACCACGTCCGCAAGGCCGACGCCGAGGACCCGCTGGAGATGCTGAGCGGGTCCAACGGCCTCACCGGCGCGGCCGATACCATCCTCGTGCTCGCGCGCGACGCCCAGGGGCTCACGCTCTACGGGCGAGGCCGCGACATCGAGGAGATCGAAACCGCCGTCGACCGCGACGCTGGCGCCTGGCGCATCCGGGGCGACGCAGCCGAGGTGCGCAAGTCCGACGAGCGGCGCGTCGTCCTCAAGGTCCTGCGGGAGGCGAGCGAGCCGATGGGGCCTCGAGACATCGCCGCGCTGGCCGGGATGAAAGAGGTCAACGCCCGCAACCTTCTCGTGAAGATGGTCAAGGACGGCGAGATCAAGCGCGAGGGCCGCGGCCTCTACGCCTACCCCGGTTACACCGGTTACACCGGTTACAATTTCGAGGAAAGGCTATGATTTCTGCGGCTTTCCGGGCCCAAAGATGTAACCGGCCCCAACGCTCCCCGGTTACACCGATTACATTTTTGGCCCCTGCCCGCGCCCGCCCAGAGCCTTTTACCACTAATCCCTTTGAGAGAGAGGGTGAGGGAGGGGGAAGTGTAACCGATGTAACCGGCCCCTCTGGCGAGCGATTACATTTTCAGGCCGGGAAAGGCCCAGAAACCCTCGGGTTCGGCGGGAAGTGTAATCGGTGTAACCGGTGTAACCGGGGGGTACTGACGTGGGAGCGAGGCACACCGTGATGGACCTGAAGCGGAGAAGTTCATGACCGACCCAAAGCTCTACCGTGCCACCGCCGACGCCCGCATCGCCGGCCGCGCCTGCCAGGTCAAGATCGTTGCCCAGCCCGAGGCCGACGGGCTCGTGGGCGTCATCGGCCTGCCAGCGCATCACCGCGAGCCGCTGGTGGGCTTCAGCCTGTCGGGCAACAGCGTGAAGTTCATCGACCTGCCGGGCGACGAGCAGGCCCTGAGTAAGGCCTTTGGCGCGCCCGGCATTGAGGTGCGCGGCTGCCTGTGCCGGCTGGCCGCCGAGATGCTGCTGGGGCCGGACCTGCGCGAGGTCACGCCGGCCCAAGCGAGGGTGCCGGCGGGCGCGGTTGTGCATTGAGATGCGGCTCGCGCGGGTCCTTCCCGCGTCGAGACATATGCGGGCGGCAGGGGCCCCCGCTATCGTTAGCCGTTGCGCCCCCGAATGGGTAAACTATCGGCATGCTTGAGACCAAGGCCGAGTTCGCCAGGCGCGTCGGCGTCACCCGTGGCCGCATCAGCCAGCTGATCGCCAAGGGCCTGCCGGTCACGCCAGAGGGCAAGATCGACCCCGAGGCCGGCCTGGCTTGGCTGGAGCAGAACCTGGACCACGACCGCCGCGGCAAGGGCGGTGTCGCCCGGCAAACCACGCCCGGCCCATCCCTGGCCGAAGCCCGCCGGCTGCTGCTCCTGACGCAGGTTCAGCGTGCCCGCCTGGCCCTGGAGCGCGAACGCGGCGATCTGGTCGATGCCGCCGGTGTCACCGCCGCCGTCCTCGCCCGTGCCCGCCTCGAACGCGACGCTTGGCAGGCCTGGGTGACGCGAGCGGCGCCCGAGCTGGCCGCCGAGCTGGGGACGCCCGAGCGGGCCTGCTTTGCGACGCTGGACCGGCTGGTCCGCGCCCAGCTGGCGCACCTGGCCGAGACACCGCTGCACGTGCTCGATGGACGCCCGGGCGCTCGCTGACGGGGCCTGGCGCCGCGGCCTGACCCCCGAACCGGCGCTGACGGTCACCGCCTGGGCTGACCGCCATCGCCGGTTATCCAGCAAGGACAGCGCCGAACCGGGCCCCTGGCGGACCGAGCGCACGCCCTACCTGGGCGAGATCATGGATTGCCTGTCGCCGGGCTCGGCCGTCGAGGTCGTGGTCGTTCAGGCGGCGGCGCAGACCGGCAAGACCAGCGCCGGGCTGAACTGGCTCGGCTACGTGGTGCACCACGCGCCGGGGCCGATGCTGGTGGTGCAGCCGAGCATCGAGATGGCCAAGCGGTTCTCGCGCCAGCGGCTCGATCCCTTGATCGAGGAAACGCCGGTGCTGCGCCAGCTGGTGGCCGAGCCAAGGTCGCGCGACAGCGGCAACACGATGCTGGGCAAGGAGTTTCCCGGCGGCAGCCTGATCCTGACCGGGGCCAACAGCCCGACCGGGCTGCGCTCGATGCCCGTTCGCTACCTGTTCTTGGACGAGATCGACGCCTACCCGGCGGACGCCTCGGGCGAGGGCGACCCGGTGGCCCTGGCCATGGCCCGAACCGCCACCTTTGCCCGGCGCAAGGTGCTGATGACCTCGACGCCCACCATCGAGGGCTTCTCGCGCATCGAGGCCGCCTACCTGGAGAGCGACCGGCGCCGCTACTTCGTGCCCTGCCCCGAGTGCGGCCTGTTCGAGCCGATCACCTGGGCAAGACTGCGCTGGCCCAAGGGCAAGCCGCAGCAGGCCTACCTGGCTTGCGACGGCTGCGGTGCCGTCATCGACGAACGGCTGAAGCCGCAGATGCTGCGCGCCGGCCGCTGGCAGGCCACGGCGTCAGGCGACAGCCGGGTTGCCGGCTTTCACCTGTCGGCGCTGTGCTCGCCCTGGCGGCGCTGGGGCGACATCGCTGCCGAGCACGCCCAGGTGCACAAGGACCCGGCCCGGCTGCAGGCGTTCATCAACGGCACGCTGGGCGAGGTCTGGCAGGACCAGGCCGGCGAGGCCGTGCCCGCCGATCCGCTGATGGCCCGGCGCGAGACCTGGGACGACCTGCCGGCCGGGGTCAAGGTGCTGACGGCCGGCGTGGACACGCAGGGCGACCGCCTGGAGCTGCAGGTGGTCGGCTGGGGCGACGACGAAGAGGCCTGGATCCTCGACTACAAGGTGCTGGTCGGCGATCCCTCGGGCCCTCGCGTGTGGGTCGACCTGGACCAGGCGCTGGCGGCCAGCTACCGCCATGTGAGCGGCGTCCGGTTGCCCATCCGGGCCGTGGCCGTGGACACCGGCGGGCTGCACAGCAAGGCCGCCTACGAGTTCTGCCGCACCCGCCACGACCGCCGGGTCTGGGCGATCAAGGGCCGCGGCGGCGCCGGCGTGCCGCCCTGGCCGCGGCGGCCGAGCCGCTCGAAGGTCCGAACCAACGTCTATCTGATCGGCGTTGATGCGCTGAAGGACAGCGTGGCGGCCCGGCTGCGGCTGACGGAACCGGGGCCAGGCTTCGTCCACGTCCACCGCAAGCTCGACGCCGAGTACTTCCGCCAGCTGACCGCCGAGCACGCCGTCACCCGCTGGGTCAAGGGTCGCCCGGTGCGCGCCTGGGCGCTGCGCCGCGGCCAGGAGCGCAACGAAGCCCTGGACACGCTGGTCTATGCCACCGCGGCGTTGCACGGGCTGCTGGCGCTGGGGCTCAGGCTGAACGAGGAGCGGCCCGCCCGCGGCAAGAGCCCGCCTGCGGTGGTGCGCAGCAAGTGGCTGGAGCGGGCTGCGTTGTAGGGGCAACGTTATTCTATTACACTGCCCCCAAATGTGGCCATTCAGCAGACGAACCGGCACAACCGAAAGAACCCGCAGCCTCGACGCCGCTGCCGGCGGCCGCCGCTGGCCCGATGCCCCGGCCATGGCCACGACGGTGCCCGTGGGGCTTGCCACCATTCGCGCGCGCGCGGGCCACGCCTGCCGCAACATGCCCTGGGCATCGCGAGCGGTCGAAGCCTGGGCAACGGCGCTGGTGGCCGAGACCGGGCTCAGGCCGCAGTCGCTGCACCCGTCACCCGACCGCCGCCGCCTGGTGGACGAGCTCTTTGCCGCCTGGGCCGAGGGCTGCGACGCCTGCGGGCGAACGACCCTAGCCGGGCAGCAGCAGGTGATCTGCCGCGGGCTGGTCGAGGCGGGCGAAAGCTTTGTGCGGCTGGTACCCGGCGACGGACCGGCGGTGCCCTTCAGGCTGCAGGTGCGCGACCCGGCGCAGATCGACGCCAACAGCCACGCCGACCGCGGCAACGGCATTCGCGTCCGCGCCGGCATCGAGTTCGACGCGCATGGCCGACGCACCGCCTACCACGTCCTGCCCGATCCGCCGGGCGAGCCGTTCGCGACCTCGCTTCAGCCGGTGCGCGTGGACGCCGCCGACGTTTGCCACATCTACGAGCCGCTGGCCCCCGGGCAGGTGCGGGGCATCTCGTGGCTCGCGCCGGTGTTGCTGAAGCTGCGCGACCTGGACGCCTACTCGGACGCGCAGTTGCTGCGCCAGAAGATCGGCGCCCTGCACGCGGCGCTGCTCTACAGCCCGGACGGCTCGGCCGGGCCCTACGCCGGCGAGCAGACCGCCAGCGCGCTCGAAAGCGGGCTGGAGCCCGGCACCATCAAGGTTCTGCCGAGCGGCTTCGACGTGAAGTTCTCAGACCCGCCCGAACTCGGCCAGGAGTACGACGCCTTCCAGCGCTGGTGCCTGCGCGAGATCGCCTCGGGCCTGGGCCTGCCGTTCGAGCTGCTGACCGGTGACCTGAGCGCCGTAAACTATTCGAGCATCCGCGCGGGGCTGGTCGAGTTCCGCCGCCGGGTGGACACCCTGCGCAACCAGGTGCTGGTGCCGCTGCTCTTGGCCCCCGTCTGGCGGCGCTTCATCGACATCGCCGTCTTGACCGGCACCCTGCCCGCCGACGATCCCGACATTGGCCGCGTCGGCTGGATCGCCCCGCCATGGCGCTGGGTCGACCCGCTGAAGGACGCCGAGGCCGAGATCATGGCGATCAACGCCGGGCTGCGCTCGCGCGCCGAGATCGTTGCCGAGCACGGCCGCGACATCGAGCAGGTGGACCGCGAGAGGGCCGAGGACCGCCGCCGCGAGCAGGCCCTGGGGCTTGTGGGAGTGCCAGATGCAGCTGCTTGAACGCCGCGGACCCGCTGAGGCCGCAACCGTGGACGAGGGCGCCCGCACCATCGAGGTGGTGGCAAGCACCTTCGCCGACGTCAGCCGCGGCGGCTACGTGGAGCGGCTGGACCCGCAGGGCTTCGACCCGGCGGCGCTCGTCGGCAAGCCGGTGTTGGACAGCCACCAGCGCACCGGCCTGGCGGCCTTGCTGGGCGTCGTTACCGCCGCAAGGATCGAGGACGGCAAGCTGCTGGCTACGCTTCGGCTGAGCGCTCGCGCCTCGAGCCTTCTGGCCGACATTGCGGCCGGCATCAAGCCGGCGTGCAGCATCGGCTACACGGTCGAGCGTTGGCAGACCAACGGCGCCGTTCGCACCGCCGCCCGCTGGACGGTGCACGAGGTCAGCCTATGCGCGCTCGGGGCCGATGCCGGCGCGGTCGTACGTCACGAGGAGGCAACCATGCCAGACACCACCCCGCCCGCGGCCGAGAGCCGCGAGCACACCGAGCTTGCCATCCGGTCGCTCGTGGCCGCCGCCCGGCTGCCCGGCGACCTGGCCGAGGAGCTGATCGGCCTGGAGATGAGCCGCGAAGAAGCCCGCCAGGTCGTCTTGGACCGCTGGCGGCAGCGCCAGGCCGCTGAGCCGCGCATCGACAGCCTGCGGACCAGCGGCTACGACGATCCCGGCTTTCGCGCCCGGGCGATGGGCGAGGCGCTCTATGCCCGCGTCGCCTCCGACCACGAGCCCTCGGAGCCGGCCCGGCCGTTCGTGGGCTTGAGCATCGTCGAGCTGGCCCGCGAGAGCCTGCGCCAGGGCGGGCACAACGTTACCGGGCTTGCCCCCGCCACCCTGATCGAGCGGGCGCTCTCCACCAGCGACCTGCCGCTGGCGCTGACCGAGGCCACCCGACGCTCGGTTGCCGCCGCCTACCAGCGGCCGGGCTCGGCCCTGCGCGGCCTGGCCGGGGCCCGGACCGTGCCCGACTACCGCTCGCGCAAGTTCATCCGCCTGTCGGAGCTCGACCCGCTGGTGCGCCGAAACGAAGGCGGCGAGATCCGGTACGGCGCGCTCGACGAGGACAGCGAAAGCGTTGCCGTGGTCAACTGGGCGCGAGGCCTGCGGCTGACCCGGGAGGCCCTGATCAACGACGACCTGGGCCTCCTGGGCGATGTGCCGGCCAGGCTGGGCCGTGCCGCTCGCGAGACCGAGGACCAGCAGCTCGTCAACGTGCTCGTTGGCACCGGCGGTGTCGGCGTCACCATGAGCGACGGCAAGGCGCTGTTCCATGCCGACCACGGCAACCTTGCCGCCAGTGGTGCGGCCATTGGCGAAACGACCCTGTCGGCCGCCAGGCTGGCGATGCGCCGGCAAACCGACAGCCGCGGCAACCGGGTGGCGGTCGAGCCGCGCTATCTGGTGGTGCCGCCGGACCTGGAGACCGCGGCACAGAAGCAGCTGGCGGCCATCCAGGCGGCCAGCGTCGCCGACGTCAACGCCTTCGCCAGCCTGCGGCTCTTGGTCGAGCCGCGGCTCGCTGATGCCGCCCGCTGGTACTTGGCCGGCGAGGGCGTCGAGGGCCTGGTGATCGTCCGCCTCGAAGGCCGGGCCGGCCCGCAGGTCGACAGCACGGTCGACTTCGACACCAAGAGCGTCAAGTTCTCGGTGCTCAACGACTTCGCGGTGGTGCCGCTCGACTGGCGCGGCTGGTACGCCAACGCCGGGCAGTAACCCATGGCCGACCGCACCGAGCTCGAGGCGCGCCTGCAGACGCTGCTGCAGACCCGCGGCAGCGGCGTGCTCACTGTCGAGTACGGCGACAAGCGGGTGACCTACCGGTCGGACGCCGAGCTGGCCCAGGCCATTGCCGACCTCGAGCGGCGCCTGGCCGCCTGCGATCGCCCGGCCGTGACCGACATCCTCATTCGCAGCACGAAGGGGCTTCGATGAAAAACTACCGCCAGCGCGGCGACGTGCTGACCGTCACCGCGCCTGCCGGCGGCGTCGCCTCGGGCGACGTCGTCGCCGTGGGCAAGCTCATCGGCGTGGCCATCGAGGACGCCGCCGCCGGTGCCTCCGTCGAGGTCGAGGTCGAGGGCGTCTTTGCCGTGGCCGTGCGCGCCGCCGACGATATCGCCGTGGGCGCCACCCTGTACTGGAACGCCGGCGGGGCCGAGTTCACCACCACCGCGTCCGGCAACCTCAAAAGCGGCTACGCCACCGCCGCCGCCGGGACCGGCGTCACCGCCGGAGAGATCCGCTTGACGCCCGGCGCGGCCTAAGGGATCGACAGCGCCGCCATCACGCGGGTCGTCGAGGCGGCGTTGTCGGCGGCAGGGGTTTCTTCCATGGTGGCCCCTGCCAAAGCGGGGTTCTCCGGCCCCGCTGCGCGTCGGGGCGGGTGCCTGCGTGCCCGCCCCGGCGCCTTTGATACCCCAGCGTTCCCCCAAGCGTGCGCCGCCAAACTAACTCCTTGTAAATGAACCAATTTCTGTCGAGGAAACTAGTTCCGCGGGTCCATTCAAGTGTGGATGGCCGTGACAAGCACGGCCATCACGGCTGGGAATGGCGATGGCGCCTTCGCGTCTCGCTAGAACGTGACGCTGTCGCCGTT